CAACATCATATAGTTTCATCTTTGCACGGTCAACACCAAGAGTAAATCGTTTGTGGAATGTTGGATCATTATATCGATTTTTCAATTGTTTGACCATGATTTGGCCAAGTTCTTCTAGTTCTTCACTAGAAATTAAAGCAAACATCAAATCTGCGGTGGCGGGAAGTCCGAACGACTCACTCGTATCCTCAAGGCCCGGATCACTGGAAGTAAATCCGCTTCTGGTAGTCTGTGTAGCAGATACAATAGGAACATTATACTCAACAGCAAGGCCACGCAATTCTTCTGCAATTGCTTTAACGTAGGTGTAGGAATTAATATTCGCACCAGCCTTAATACGAGCAGAGCAACAGATATTGAGATAGTCAACGAATATAATGTCAGGTACAAAAGACCTTTTGAGATTAAGCTCATTTAGTAATGTCCGAAAATGTATTGTTGATGCTGATGCAGTTGGATATTCTTTGATAATCAGTTTACCTGTGGTCTTTTCACGCACACGATTCACCTTCTTATCATACATATCTTTTGGTAATTCAATTAAATCATCAATAGTTACATTCAATAGATTTGCATCGATTCTTTCTGCAATCTTTTCTTCACTCATTTCCAAGGTGATGTAAAGAACATTTTTACCTTGAACCATACACGAAGCAGCCACATGACACATAAAAAGAGATTTACCAACACCAGTCCCCGCCAAAGCAATGTTAAGTGTTTTAGCCGGTAAACCACCTTTTGTGATTTTGTTAAAGTAGTCGAGGTCGAATGGGATTCGTTCCTCTTTTCTATGATAGAATTCATATCGAGCATCTGAGTCCTGTAAATAATCGTGACCTACTGAGTTGTCGAAAGAAACGGCCAAAGCGTCCGATAATATCTTGGGAATCGAACCTTTGTCGTGAACTTTGTCCTTACCATCGAGAATCGAAATAGACCCCAATACTGCATTGTAGATGGCTTTCTCTTGGCAAAACTTTTCGGTTTTATCAACAAGCCATTGAACTTCGGTTTCTGCCGATTTATTTTTTTCAATCTCCGATAGATAATCTTCGCATCTCTGAACTTCATCAGCTGTGAGATTTCTTTTTTCTTTGACGGCAATACTAAGTGCTTCAACCGTTGCCGTGTTATTGTAAGTCTGCGTGAATGATGTAATTTCATTAAATAATGTTCTTTCTACACTATCACTAAAATACTCCGTCTTTAAAAATGGTAAAACTTTCCGTAGAAAGTCCTCATTATAAATCAGGTTCTTTAATATCGTCTGTTCCAGTTTCATCAATCACTTCCTGCTCAATGTTTGAGCTCATTATTTCCACAAGTAAATCACCAAGATAGTTTTTAAAATCTGCATCTTTTTCCAACTTTCTCGGCTTATCAACTACTGATTCTATCACATCATATGCGAAAAGTAAATACATTTGTTCATTTTCTTCTTTGAACTTTACCTTACCATATTTGAATACAGTATCTTTATATTTGCCATCCAAAAGTCGAATATGAACCGCTGTGGAATCATCTTTTGGATAAATGAAACAATAATCTAATCCTTCAATCATCTTTTATACCATCAAATCGTTTTTCTTGAATTGTTTTTTCTTTAATTACTTTTCTTGGATTGTCGGTGTGATGACTATGTTTAATGCCGTTTTTTTGTTCATAGACATCATGTGCAATCGTTTTGTGTCGTCTTTTGGAATGTTTTACTTTTGTTTCAATATCACTCATCTTCAGCACCATTCATAGTTTCAACTTCGAAAGCTTCTTCAACATCTTCTTGCATAATACTGCCAGCTGCAATTTGATACTTATTTTTAATGAAGTCTTGAAATGACTTCTGCTTTAAAATTGGTAACCAGAACTCTTTGGTGTCTGTGTCTTTGATACGATATTTCTTTTCTTGGATTTCTCCATTCTCATCTACCTGACTATACCAACCATTGGAAGGTTTAACAACATGGCCGGATTCAAGTGCAATATCAAGTAGACCGCTCCACTTACTAATACCACCATCGAAAGATACAGTAACGGGAATTTTAGATTTTTCTTTGACATAACGACTTTTCTCAACATTGATTATAAAATTGTAACCGACAACTTCGGTGCCTTCTTTTTCTTGTTGGCGACCAATAATGAAAATATTATCGGCTGAGTAATATGAACCTGTACCACCACCAACAATGTCTTTCGGGAACATACCAATTTCTTTATAGGTGTGATTAACAACAATCATTGGCACATCTTTCATTGTGAGATGTGGTGTCACCATGCGAAATAAAGATTTAACTTGTTTGGCACGGGACATATCTGCAACTGATTTACCTTCTAGTGCATCTTCAACTTCTTTCTTTGATGCCAAGTTACCAATAGAATCAATTACAATAATTAATCGGTCGCCACGTTCCAATTGAGTAAGCTGTTGCATAACATCAAATTTGAGCTGTTCAATATCGGTAAGTGGTGTATGCAGGACACGAGAAGTATCGATCCCAAAACTGTCAAAGTAACTTTGAGGAGTACCAAACTCACTATCGTAAAACAAAAGAGCCGCATCTTCATATTTGTCCAAATAAGATTTTGCCATCAATAAACTAAAAGCAGTCTTAAAGTGTTTTGATGGACCTGCCCACATTGTAAGACCTGGTGTTAAACCACCATCTAATTTGCCAGACAATGCCACATTGATAATGGGAATTGCTGTAGGTATCATATCTTTATCAGTAAAGAACTTTGATTTGGAAAGAATTGCTGATTCTTTAATACTACTGTTCTTTTTAATCTTATCAAGTATACTCATATTCATCCTTTAAAATTTACCACCGTCTAATTCTTTTTTCTCTTTAAAAGCAAGTTCTGCTTGCTCATCATATTTACTTATGCGAGTCGCCTCACGCCTCGGAAATCCCCTCTTTTTATTTGTAGGCGTAACATCCTCCTCGATTGCAACCAAGTTTTCTTTGGCGATTTCAACCGTATTACTCGGCGATTCTTTAACTGGCGAAACTGTTTTTCGCCTCTGCTTAGAAGTTTTAGGTACCGAAATGGGAAGTGAAATTTTGCTTCCATATTTTTCCTTATATGATATATTACCTGCTATCAATAATAACACAGCTAATGGGTCAAATACAAGCATAATCATAAAGATTACCAGTCTTACAGCTTTATCTAAGGCACCATCACCACTACCAAAAAATATATCTGCCACATATTTGATAGGACCAACATCTGCCACTAATTTGTTTTCTTCTTTAAGAAGTGGTAACTTTTTCTTGTTGATTTCCGCCAATTCTCTTTGTGTTGTTTGAATCTGCCTATCAATTTGAACCGAAGCAGTTTCAGGATTACCGGCACGCTTGAGTAAATATTCTAGTCGTTGTTCGGCAATCTTCTGTTGTGAATTGAGTGTTTTGAGTTCGGCAGTATTGGCACCAGCATCTAATGTAGAATCAATATGTGATTTGGCCAAGAAACCAAAAATACCCATTGAAGTAATAAACATTAAGATAACAACAGCAGCTGTCAAATATGACTTCAATAAAATATTAGTTTTTTGCCAATTATTATATAACCATGATGCAGTAATTAATTTGGCAAATTCAAGTGTTGAACCCATAATAACAACTGGCCAAAATGCACCAGAGAATATGAGTGCAAGGCCAATAACTGAATAATAAGCAGCAGTACCAGATAATAAGAATGCCGCTAAGAATGTTAATATGATTAGTATCATGAGAAGAAATCCTCTATTGAACTTGTTTTTTCTGTTTTCCAGCCCATACAATCCAGAATAACTTTAATTGGTTCTAAGAATGCCTTATCAAATTGCATATCATAATCAATATACTCTTGCAATTCAAATTCTTTTGGTAAACGAGATGGATACGAAATAACTGTATCTTTAAATGGATTAGGCATCTTTAGGTAAGTAAACTTAACCTTTTCACCTTCTTGAATGAGTTGATATTTCTTGGTTAGATTCTTTTGTTTCAGATTGTGATTATAAAGAATAGCACCTTTAACATGAATTGGTGTTCCTTTTTTATACAATGTTAATGCATCAGAATAGGTATTTAGTCCGTTGAGTCCACGAGGAAAAGAAATTTCTTCAACAGGCAATGTTTTGAACTCATTCCTAAAATCATCAATGAATTTGTGTATATCATCTTGTGTACCAGAAACCATTAGACGAATAATCTGTTTCATCTTTTCACGAATGGCAGATGGTGTGGATGATTTGACCATTTCAAGACCCATGACTTTTAAATCTGGTTCTTTGTATGCCACACCTTCGTTGTTATATACATTGAGAATGTATCGTTTCTTGGCAGTCCAAATACCTTTGTTTGACAGGCCTTCTCGTTTCATTTCCATCTTTTGTTGATAGGCATGAACATATTCAGCAAGTTCTTTATATGACTTATCAATAAACGGCTGAATCTTATCTTCACAGATTTTATCCATGAAGTCAATCGTCTTTTGTGTTTC